ATGAATTATCCAGCCCTGCCCGGACAAGCCGGCGTCCAGCCGGTATCGCTGCCGGTGGTCATTGACTATCCGGCAGCGCTGGCACTGCGCCAGATGGCACAGCTGCAGGATGAACTGCCGAAATACCTGCTGGCACCGGAAGTCAGCGCCCTGCTTCATTACGTGCCGGATCTGCAGCGTAAAACACTGTTCGCGACGCTCTGGAACACCGGCGCCCGTATTAACGAAGCGCTGGCGCTGACCCGGGGAGATTTTTCGCTGGCTCCGCCATATCCGTTTGTGCAGCTGGCCACTCTCAAGCAGCGTACGGAAAAGGCGGCCCGTACTTCAGGACGGACGCCTGCGGGGGCCGTGCCGCACCGCCTGGTGCCGCTTTCCGATCCACAGTACCTGCTTCAGCTACAGATGATGGTGGCCACGCTGAAAATTCCACTCGAACGTAAGAACAAACGCACCGGCAGAACGGAGAAGGCGCGGCTCTGGGAGATCACTGACCGGACCGTCAGAACGTGGCTGAGTGAGGCCGTTGCAAACGCCGCCGCCGATGGCGTGACGTTCTCCGTTCCGGTCACGCCGCACACCCTCCGCCACAGCTATGCGATGCACATGCTGTACGCCGGCATTCCGCTGAAGGTCCTGCAGTCACTGATGGGGCATAAATCGGCCGGCTCAACGGAGGTGTACACGAAGGTGTTTGCGCTCGATGTGGCGGCGCGTCACCGCGTCCGGTTCTCGATGCCTGAGTCGGATGCAGCGGACCTTCTGCGCGCAAAAGGCTGACGCGCCCGATGGCTTGTCCAACCCCCGGTCCGCACAGAAAAGATTTCTGCACGGGCCGGCGGTTACGTAAACGTCACCGGCATTACCGGGTGGCTCCGGAAACCGGCCATACCGGTTCACGCCGTGCAGATCGGGTAAGGACGTGGATACAGCAATAAACTGCGGCAGCCGTGGAGGGTATTACTCTGAAAGGCTCATTCCCCGGCAGAGGCGTGTCCCGGGATAATTTCAGGCAGCGAACGGATAACGTCTGCCTGAATGACATCAGCGGTACATTCCAGTGCAGTCACGAGCCGGATAATGATGTCTCTGGTGGTGAGCGGTCTGCCATCGGCCAGCCCGCTCCGCATGACAGCCATCAGCGCCGCTTCTTCATCAGGAAGATGGCCACTACTCTGAAAATAATGTCTGAGCGCCGTGCTCTGAAACGCAATGTCAGCCTCACCTGCTGGTATAATCATGCTATTTTACCGGTTTATAGTGTCAGCTGATGACATTCCCGGCCGGTGAACCGGGTCCCGTCTCTGACAGGCTTTGCACTGCTGCCGGCAGGACCATCAACGTTGTGTATGCCGGATGGTTCTGCATTTTCATCATGACCGGTGAATATTATTTTCGCAACTTTACGCATCGCTGCCAGTCGCGTCGGGCAGGACGCTTTTCCGGCCATCAGCCTGAGCTGATATTGCAGCGAATGGCTGTTAATAATCCTGTTTTTCCTGAGCCGCGCTATCACCGCTGCTGCGGTAACCTCATCAGTAATCTCTGATTAACGATATGGCTCATAACTTTTTCTCCGGGCCGTTCCGTAAGACAAGGCCATCCTGCTTAATCGTGCCAGTGGGGCTACCACCCGAAGGCGTGCTTCAGTCGTGCTGAAAAAGCAGTTTTATCAGCTCATGCAAATGGGTCTCTTCTGCCGGATGCGTCGCGCTGCCCGGCGCCTGCAGCAGCCTGGTGCAGATATTTTTCCGGTTAAGCATTATGCCTTCGCGAAAAATCTCAATCACGATATTACCCGGTGTTTCCTGCTGTGATGGCAGCGCCGGGTTGTCAAATAATAGTCTGTGGTAGGCCCTGTGCATGCTGAGCATGGACCCGGGCGCATCGTCTGTCCGGAATATTTAAGTTCTGAACAATATAAATCTATACAAAAAAAATCAATATTGTACAGGTTTGGCCTGTGGAAATTTTTTGTGGGCGGGCCTTTAACAGTAATTGCCCGCATACATCACATCTTTCCACCGGCGCTCCCTGCACCAATCCTGCCGCTGTTCAGCACCTGCCTGCGGGCCGGATAGCAGGGAAAGGCCTTCCTCCTGACAGGAAAACAGTGATAAATTGAATTTATCAACCAGCAGACAGGGAATTCAGCGGGTATGAGTGTGGGCAGTGAAAATCCGAACACGGACAGAATCATCGGGAGGCATTACAGGCTCTGCTTCAGGAAAATGCGGATGTTTCATTCAATGCCCTGCTGCACCGTCTGCACCGTCTGCACCGTCTGCACAGGATGCCGGAGGAGGAAGTGGATGAATCACTACGGCGGAGTATTCGCCGGGCCCTGGCGGAAATCAGTAATGAAATGCCTGTCTCGCGTACCGGTGGTGCACGGGATGAAGTTATTAACCTGACCATCTGTCAGCGCCTTCACTGACCGTCTTCGTGAGAGCCGGCACGGCGTTTTTGAGGTATGGGTAACTGATAACACCACGATTTTCAGCCGTTTCAGGGCCTGGTGTCACTGGGCCAACAAGTGAGAGGGTGAGCCGACCGGCATGTGTTGTGGGCCCTTCCGGAGGTTATGCACTCATATCTGAAGCCTGAATGTGTCTTTCTGTGACGCCCGGTGCCCGGCTACTGCAGCGCTGAAAATCTGATTGCCGTCAGAGGGGCATAAAACTGCCTGAGTTTTCAGGCTGTGATGAGAGGACTGGCGGGTTGAGCGGTGCATGTGGTTGCATTTGTTTATGACCGGTCGCATAACCGGATGCTCTTACGCGATTGCTGTACAGTCCGCCATCACCAGGGTAATGTGCAACACTCGTTTTTATTCTGCAGGTTCACTTCATGCGTCCGGATGATTTTTCGCCTGAAAAAACACAGTCTTTCTCTGTGGCACGCTATTTCGGACAGATATCGCATCCTGCCCATACTGAAATTCTGGGAAAAGTGGTAGTACAATTGATCCGGCAGAACCGGCGTATCACGCGCGTGACGTTGTGTCTGACGCTTGTCGGATGGCTTGATACGGCAACGGATGCAGACGAAATAGCGCACCTGCATCTAGCTGATCTCACTTTTTTTCAGGCCCTGAGTCAGTCATGGTGTCATATTCCGCATCCCGCCAGATGAAATAATGGCTGCAGTGTTATGGTTCGTGAAAGGCACTGTTGCAAAAAACTGGAGGTGATAAACTCATCGTCACCTTTTGCTGACGGAGCAGCATATGAACCCATTCAAAGGCCGGCATTTTCAGCGCGACATCATCCTGTGGGCGTTGCGCTGGTATTGCAAATACGGCATCAGCTACCGTGAGCTGCATAAGATGCTGGCCGAACGCGGTGTAAACGTTGATCACCCCATAATTTACCGCAGGGTTCAGCGTTATGCGGCTGAATTTGAAAAACGGCTGCGCTGGTACTGGCGTAACCCTTCCGAGCTGAACCCATGGCACATCGATGAACCGTACGTAAAGGTGAATGGCCGCTGGGCTTATCTTTACCGGGTTGCTGACAACAGGGGCCGCACCGTGGATTTTTACCTCTCCCCGCGTCGTAACAAGGCCGCAAAAATCCTCAACAACGTAAAGAAGTGGCAGATCCCGCAGTTTATCAACATGGATAATGCGTCCACCTGTGGGCGTGCGCGTGCTTTGTTCAAACGTGAAGGTCGGTGCCGGCCAGACGTTGAACACCGACAGATTAAGTACCGGAATAACGTCATTGAATGCGATGACGGCAAACTGAAACCTATAACCAGCGCCACGCTGGAATTTAACCGTGAAAACGGTTTACGCCACAATCAAAGGTATTGAGGTGATGTGGGCACTACGCAAAGGCCAGACCTCAGATTTATATTATGGTGATCCGCTGGGCGAGATGCGTCCGGTAAGCAGAATATTTGAAATTTAGTGCCTTTCTGTAGTCGTCACTGACGCCGCGATGACGGCGCGTGTGATGAGCGTTATTGCGGAGTACTGGTACCAGTTGCAGCGTGAAATGGATGAGAATTAAAGGAGGACTGACTTATGGGCATGTTTGATACGGTCACGTTTCGCTACCGGATGCCGGATAGTGAAACTGAATCTGAATACCAGACTAAAGATCTTGACAGTGAATGTGCGTTTTACGAGATCTCCACCGAAGGGCGTCTGCTCCGCTGGTCGGATGACACCGATGAAGTCATTGATACCGGGTTTGACGGCTGCAACACGGTATGCGCCCGTCAGTGCTATCACCTGTACTTTAACCAGGGGCTGCTGGAATGGATCGAGGCTTGCTCACAGGGCGACAAGCGCTGGCCGTTTGATCCTGCTCGTTTTATGGCAGACCAGAATGGTATTTCCTGCAGGGAGTGAACCGGCGTGACGCTGACAGAAAAATCGGGCCATCTGGCATGGTGCGCCCTGGTAGCACTTGCGCTGGCCAGAAAGGAGGGTGGTGTTCTCTCACCGGCGCAGGAAAACCTCTTTCTCATCCGCTGGCTGTCCACCGCACTGAAGCAGCGGCGCTTTTCGCGCGACGTCACTCCTGACCTGGAATGGTTGATTAAGCAGGGGCGGCAGATGGGCGTCAGTGCCAGGCTGGCAGGCAAGCTCAATTATCTCTGGCGTTCCTGCACCGGCGAGTTGTCTGAGCAGAACGACCTGTTCCGGCTGACGTATGCCCTGGAGACAGCGAAGGACATGCACTGGACCTACCGGTTGCTGAGCGACAGAGAGTGGTCAGGGCGGTATGCAGTGGCACTCAATGCGGGTGTTAACGGCATTTATCTCTTACGGACTAATCTTGATGTCGCTTTTGACGATAATGGCCATCAGGTGAACCCATTGATGGCTCAGTTGACAGGGAGTGTGGAAGGCGTGATGAAGCTGTTTAACCGCTGTGGGTGGCAGGCTGATTCTGAGCGTGATGCCTCCCTGCCCTTTCAGTATTCGCTGATGGCCAGACAGGGAGTGCCAGGAAAGGATTAGTGGCGGATCTGCGCCAGGTCGTCGGCACTAAGGCCGGTCATGTTCATGACCGCGCCGCGATCGATACCACTGGCCAGCATGGCGCGGGCAACCTGAAGCTTACCTTCAAGCACGCCTTCCTGCCGCCCAAGCTGGATGCCCTTCTCAATGCCCTTCTGTTCAAGCTGTTGTGCGATCGTCATCAGTTCCTCCTCATGTTGCGGTACCCGGATCGCCAGCTCACGTATAAACGTCTGCGCATCCGATGACTCACCGGCCTGCAGAATATAGTGTACCAGCGAAATGACCTGTGGCGAAGAAAGATAGCCCGCCATCAGGATGGTGGCCAGCCTGTCCGTCAGCTCGGCCAGGTCACGCCGGCGAATATGCTTCTGCAGCAGGGTCAGTGCGGCCATGCTGCGGTGGCCCATAATGTCCTCGTCAGGGATGACCGTGACGTCAACCAGCGGAAAGTCGCCGGCATACAGTTTTCCGGCCAGCGTCGGATCGTCAAACTCCTGCAGCCAGTTGGTGGCGTAAGGATAGGGGCTGCGTTTCCCGGTATAGAAGAGCACCGGAATGACCAGCGGCAGCTTCTTATGTCCGGCTTCCAGGTGGCGCTGCATAGCTGCCACCGCATACCTGAGAAGTCGAAAGGCCATATGCCTGTCCGGGGACGACTGGTGCTCAATGAGAACATGCACGTAACCGTCATCACCGGCGGTGGTTTTCAGGCTGTAGAGCACGTCGCTGAAATACTGGCGGAGGTCATCTTCGACAAAGGAGCCTGACTCCAGCTTCAGCGTGCTGAGGTCACAGATGGCGCGCAGCTCTGCCGGCAGATGCAGCGCCATAAAGTCACGGGCAATATCCGGCTGGGTCAGAAACTGCCGGAATGCGGCATCATGGGGCGTTGGGTTACTTTTCATGGGGCTATCATAGTACGATCTGTCTCACTATTGCTGCTCAGGGGTTTAACCCGTTCCCCGGGCAGGATGGCGTCGGGGCGCTGCAGACGCCAGGCTTTCAGTATCCGGTAGACGCTGGCCTTGCCAATGCCCAGTTGGCTCGCAACCGCTTCGCGGGTTAATCCGGCCATCGTGAGATCAATGACCTGCTGCGATTTCGCCCGCGCCGTCGGTTTTCTTCCTTTATATACACCTCTGGTTTTCGCCCGGACAATCCCCTCCCGCTGCCGTTCCTGCCGCAGACGGGTCTCAAATTCCGCAAAGACGCCCAGCATATCCAGAAATGCTTTACCGGAAGCGGAGGACGTATCAATGGCCTGCTCCGTTGCCCGGAGCCGGATGTTCTGCTCTTCCAGCTCATGCACCAGATTCTGCAGGTCACGCAGGCTTCGTGAAAGACGATCAATACGAGTAACGACTAACGTATCGCCTTACCGTATGTACTCAAGGCACTCATCCAGCGCCTGGCGCCCTTCCTTTTTAGTCCCGGTCATTTTCTCAGCGAAAATTTTACGGCACCCGGTCGCAGTCAGCACTGCGATCTGATGTGTCAGATCCTGAGCGGATGTCGATACCCGGGCATAACCCACAAGAGCCATACTTTTAATCTCAATAGCAATTAGATGATGAGATTCTTAACTATCAAATAGGCTAAATCAAGTCCAGTGAAACCATGTTTGTCTCTGTTAGCGATGCTATCACAGGGGCATACCCTAAAGTTATTAGTTAGTTTTTCTGTCATAAATACCACAGTGATCAATACAGGTGTAACTTTGCCGAATTTTTTACACTTTGCTTTTTTTATGTTGCTTTGCGCCAAAATTCAAGATTTAATACAATGATGCAAAGTTAAACTATAAAGGATATTGATATGGGGTTAATGGAAACTTTGGATCAGTGCATCAACGCTGGTCATGAAATGACTAGAGCTATAGCTATCGCTCAGTTCAATGATGACAGCCCAGAAGCCCGAAAAATTACCCGGCGCTGGCGTATTGGAGAAGCTTCTGACTTGGTGGGTGTTTCTTCTCAGGCTATCCGTGACGCTGAAAAAAGTGGGCGTCTACCTTATCCAGATATGGAAATGCGAGGACGTGTAGAACAGCGTGTTGGTTATACCATCGAGCAAATTAACCACATGCGTGATGTTTTTAATACTCGTATTCGTCGGCCTGAAAACACCCTTCCCCCAGTTATAGGTGTTGCTGCTCATAAAGGCGGTGTATATAAAACTTCCGTGTCAGTACACCTTGCCCAACATCTTGCGTTAAAGGGGCTGCGTGTCCTTTTGGTTGAAGGTAATGATCCTCAAGGTACTGCATCGATGTATCACGGATGGGTTCCGGATCTTCATATTCATGCAGACGATACGCTCTTACCTTTTTATCTCGGCGAGCGAGATGATGCCAGTTATGCTGTCAAACCAACCTGTTGGCCCGGCCTCGATATTATACCTTCCTGTCTCGCTCTTCACCGGATAGAAACAGAACTCATGGTTCGGTATGACGATGGTCTACTCCCCACTGAACCTCACACGATGTTAAGGCTGGCGATTGAAACGGTTGCGCAGGATTATGATGTAGTTGTAATCGATAGTGCTCCAAATCTCGGTATTGGGACTATAAACGTTGTATGTGCTGCTGATGTATTAATTGTGCCGACTCCTGCTGAGTTATTTGATTACACTTCTGCTTTGCAGTTTTTTGACATGCTACGTGATCTTTTAAAAAACGTAGATTTGAAAGGATTTGAGCCAGCTGTTCGTATTTTGCTGACTAAATATAGCAACAACAATGGATCTCAGAGCCCCTGGATGGAAGAGCAAATAAGAGATGCCTGGGGCAGTATGGTATTAAAAAATGTAGTTCGTGAGACAGACGAAGTGGGCAAAGGACAGATACGCATGCGTACGGTATTTGAACAGGCAATAGACCAGCGTTCATCTACAGGAGCCTGGAGAAATGCTTTAGCTATCTGGGAACCTGTTTGTACAGAAATATTTGATCGCCTGATAAAACCTCGTTGGGAGATTCGATAATGAAACGGGCACCTATTATTCCAAAAAATTCGACAGCCCCTGCTCCGCAATTAACTGCCGAAACGTCAGCTGCTCCTGTAATCGATAGTTTAATCGCGCGTGTTAGTACAATGGCTAAAGGTAACTTTATAACTCTATCTGTTTGTGGCCGTGACGTTCGTTTCACTTTAGAAACTATCGCTGCAGATATGGTTGAGAAAGGAACGGTTGTCTGGGCTGGTAATGAACGTGATCAGGAATTACTCACTGAAGAAGCACTCGATGACTTAATTCCTTCGTTCCTCGTTTCTGGTCAGCAGAATCCGGCATTCGGTAGAAAAGCTTCAGGTATTATAGAAGTTGCTGATGGTAGTCGTCGTCGCATGACAGCAATTCTCACTACTCGCGACTATCGTATTCTGGTTGGCGATCTTGATGATGAACAGATGGATTCATTATGTAAGATCGGGAATGACTACCGTCCTACAAGCGCATATGAGCGGGGGAAGCGTTATATCCAACGGCTTGATAAGGAATTTAATGGTAATATTTCTTCCCTGGCTGAATCAGAAAATATTTCCAGGAAGATTATTACCCGTTGTATAAATACGGCTAGCCTGCCTCGCGACATCATCGCTGTTTTCTCTCATCCTGGTGAATTATCTGCGCGGGCCGGTGATTCTATGGCTAAAATATTTAATAAGTATCCAGCTGCCATTCTTGAACAAAGTAAAGTTTTGACAAAACGTAAAATTGGTGGGGAAAAGCTAGATACCGATGTAATCATAAAACAATTAACTGAAGCCGCTAATAAAGACCAGAAGTTGAATAGCAGTCCGGCTTCTAAACGACAATATGCTTTGGGTGCAAGTTCACAATATAAAGGTAACAAGTTTATTGTCAGTATTGATACTTCGCGCATTGATGCAGATGTTGTCGAAAAAATAGAGGCTATTCTTACAATGTTAGAAACTAAGCCTGCATAGCTTCTTTCTATTGGATT